AGCTGAGACCATTCGGCTGAGCAAGGATCAATTCCTACTGCGTGAGGTAATTTAATCCTGCATTTCTGCCACTGATTTTTGAAAGGTTCTAGGTATTTTCTCATCAGAAAAACAGACTCAAAAGGAGCTGTTACAAATAGTCTAGTCTTGCCAATGTCAACTTTTTCTCTATCTCTAGTTTCGTCTTTAAGACAATTTTTCCATAGAGAGAGTGTTCGTATTCTTTGCTTAGCAAGTTTCTCTTTTCGGTTGATTGCTTCCACTAGAACACGTCCGTGTTCTACATCGAGATTGAAATTATATCTCTTTTGATCACATTCTCCACGTGTTATAGTGAGAAAAGCTCCTTTCTTCTTTCCATCAGTTTTACCAACTCTAGTCCAAGGTTCTCCTGAGGATGTTCTCATATCTAAAGATTTAGATTGAGGATCCAACATTAAGCCTGAAAGAGCGTCTTCATCTGAAAGAGGAGTATAGTCACAATTACCCATAACATGTTTCATTTGATCAATCATTTGGGGAACCATTATGTCTAGTTTTTCTTTTACATCATCCACAACTGTTGGGAAGTCTTCGTACTTCTTCAGTTGGGTAAGGATCATATCAGGATTTCCGTTTGCATCTTTAGCTAATTTAGAGGGATCAATAACTTGATCAATTGTTAAAGCAGAGGGAACTTTAGTTACTGGAAACGTTCCATAAAAAGGATGCTTTATCAAATTAGTTTTCTTTGCTGGATAAGCATTGTAGGAAGTTTGTCCTACATATTCTATCTCTTTAACAGATGGAATCCTAGGTTTCTCCAATTTCAAAGGACACAAATTCATGTCATCGATAACAGGAAAAGTTGTGTCGATTTGAAGTTCTGCGTCTCCATCAAAATCGATGGTCAGCTCTTCTACTGCGTCTTCGTACACAGTTTTCTCAGGAACGTACCCAAGAGCAAACAAACGCTCCTTAGTCACGAGAGTGGAATACGCATTCCACTTAGAACCCAGAATATGGATTCCAATCCATTTATGTTTTAAAGTCGGGGAACATAGAATAGTTGGAGCACCGCAATCACCACTAACTGTGGGAATAGAAGAAGCAGTTACTCCATTAACAGCTAAAATCTCGTCAAACTTACC